CTCGATTCCAATATGCTTCCTGATTGTCTGGGTTTCTTCGGGAGGGACCGAGAAGTCGGCAGATCACATCGATTTTGGAAGGGAAACGGTCGAGTGGGATAGAGCCAAAAGAGACATTTGGGTCAAAGAGACCTTTCAGTCCAGACGAATTTGGTCTAAATCCTAATGAGTATAAGTCCGAGTAAATTTTCTCGCAGATAGGGCGAATTCGGTTATCTCCAGCAGATGCGTAGTAGATACCAATTGCTCTAGCCATGAGTCGGGGGTAAGTGTCGCGAAGCGATTTCGGGTGAAGTAACTGAGCGAGCAATCTTTCAGGATCCCTTTTAGGGTATCCATTCCAGTTGCGGTAACTTAGCACTTGAGCACCATGAATATCACGGGATACACTGCATTTCTTGGGACTTAATTTCATATTAAAGCGACGTTTCGCTTCATCGGCGAAGGCTTCAAGAAAGTCAGCCCATTGGGTGACAGGTAGAGGTGATAGTAGTCCAAAAAGTGAATCATCTCCCATAAGTTTGAGAAAGTGGTTTTTCTTAACTTCTATTCCTAAAGATAAAAGGATAGTGACTATCGTAACACCATTGTAAAATGAGTCGTAAAATTGAGTACAGAAGATTCCTGAGGGCATACCAGCATAAAGTCTTCGAAAGACTTTTCCAGTAGTCGTGACACAGCAAGTGTCGTAGTAGGCTTCTCCAATCCAATTCCACAACCGTTTTATTCGGGTCGGATTAGTTCGGGCATGAGGGTAAGTTCGGGTAGGACAGTAGGATCCACAAAAGCAGAAGTAAGATTTGATTTTCGTTCGGATGTCTTTCCAAATAGAAAAGTAGAAACGCATATCAAATTCACTCCAATCAAGGTTAAATATCGGTTTGAACATTTTGAATTTACTGAGATATTCAGAATTCAATCTATTCCATCCTCCATTTAAGGTTTCGTAGTTCCAGAGTAAAGGGGTTTGGGCTTCGGTAAAGTAGTTAGAGAATAAGGGCCAGTGAAACATTGCTTCAGCGAATATTAGACATTTGCTAACACCGAAAACAGTTCTGACTTTGTCAGGATCGGTTTCGTCAACTAAGGCAGGTTTAACGTGCAGATCTATCGGATGAAGAGGGACGGGTTTTCCTTCTTTTATCTGATGAATATAATTTCTAACGTAGGTAAAAACTTCAGTATAGAGATTAGAAAACGACGTGCGGCAGTTTTCAATTAATCCTAATTTTAATTTTTCTTTGAGTTTTTCTTTTAACATTTTATCATGTGAAAAGGGTCTTTCAGCATTGGTTGAAACATTCCAAGGGTACCATCTAAGGTCTGTGAAATGTACAGGGTGAATTTTGTGTGTTGGTCTAAACCATTCGGTTACTAAGTCTAAAGCTTGGTAATAATATCCATCTTTCTGTATTGTGTGTTCTTCTACATTGTAGCGCATAAAGAATTGTTCAGCTTTTTGTTCGTCGGCGTAGGAGCGTCTGTAACAGTTGAGAATTCTATAGATTACGTCTAAGGAGAAAAGGGCAGAGTATGAGATTATGGCAGATCTAACAGTTTGCTGACAGTCAAAGAACCATTGGTTCGGAATTTTGGCAAATTTTGGAATTTGCGGGAAAAAGTGATCGAGTCCAAGGTAGTAAAGGTTTGAAGTTGGCATGATTAGTTTTCACGAGGAAAAGATTATCAAAAGGCTGAGAAAAGTAATAAGAGTCGGTCGAAGAGCT